AAACTTTGATAAGTCAATAATATTTTTTCTCATATCTTCATATGATATATTCTTTAAAGGAAAGACAGGTCTATATTTTTCAATATATTCAGCAAGTAGTTCTCTAAATTTTTCTTTACCTAACTCTTCTGTCCATCTATCAAACTGAATAGTATCCATTATAGGCAATCTATTCTCGTTTGCATATTGTTTTAAAAAATCACTTGTCATACTTCATTACCCCAGGCATCCCAACCTTCAAATTTTTGTCTAGCAAATAGTTCTATTCTATCACAATCTCCTAATAAGTCAACAATGTGTTTACGAATTATATCTGGCTTTCTACTATGTTCTCTTCTATCTGAAACAACTAATTTATCAACATTACCTGATAATCTTTTAGGTTTACCTTTTGTCGCAAGAATACATATCTCTGGATTTGCTCTAGTCCAAAAACCTGGTCCTTTAAAATAGTAATTTTTAACTTTATCTTTATTAGTTTTTATCCAATAAAATGCAACCGTCTTATATGTAAAACCCCATTGTTCTACAATTGGTATTTGTTTATGAAGTAATGGGTCTGTACACCACATAAACAACACGCAATTATCATCTGCAATATCATTTACAGGCAACTTCGCAATCTCTTCCATACTCATTGTATTATAGTGATGATTAGGATTAGTTTGAGCAGTAGCATTATTCCAGTTTTGAAAATGCCACGGAGGGTCTGCGTATATTACTTGATACTTTTTATTTGGGAAGTTCATACTCAAAATTATAACTCGTTTCATTATGATTTAATAATACTGCACCATTTTTTAAATGAAATCTCTTTGCCATATCTGTTAATGGTGATAGTGTTATTAATCGTTCAATTGATTTATCTAGTTTAAACTCGTCTCTAATTTTAAATATTATATCTCTACCTGCACCTTTTCGCCAACCATTTGACCATACGGTATATGCAACTGCAATCTTACCATTAGGGTCTGAAAACTTATCTAGTTCGTCTTCATCTTTAGGTACTTCGGTACAATATGCTACACAACATACTGCTAGCACTACATCAACAAAGGAACCGTCTCCTCTGGATATATCGCTGTTCTTTAGTATAAAAATTTCTCTACCTTTTGATGTTTTAAAGTCAATAGATAGATGAGGTCTTACAGGATCCGTTTCAACTTCTTCGGGATCCAACTCAATAACTCTTTGTAAAATATCCAATGTATCCATAAACTCCTAACTCGTATATGCAACCTCTAAAAATTTTATTGCACTACAAATCATTAATAATTGTATAAATGTTAATCTAGTTAACGCCAAATTTGCACCTATTCTAAATGCAAATATTAATAAAAACCAAGCGATAATTATATCTAGTTGTGTCATATTAACCAAAAAAACTTTCTAAACTTGCCTTTGGTTCAGCAGACCAACCTATTGCACCGAGAATAAATCTCATTGGGTCAAGGAAAGTCTTTTCAAACTGCAAGTCATAATTAACATATTCTTTAAGATTAAATTCTTTAGGTAGTGATGAAATGTAACTACAAACATTAAACTTGAACGGATTAGGTTCTTTTAATAATATAAATTTAATCTTATCGCCTTCTTGTATCAACGGATACTTAAAGTCTAAATCTTTATTTTTTAAATGATAATTATATATAAGGGCACCTTTAATGTGTATCGGTGTGCCTTTGATAAAAATGTCGCTAGGACTAAAATACTTTCTCAAATTATTACAACTTCTAGGAAACGCAATACTTTCAGGTTCAGATTTACCAAACTCGTTTCTAAATTCTGCAATAAAATTATGTAATGTATCTTCGTTATCGTTCATAATAATTTTGATTGCCTTTTTAATTGCAACTCTACAAACTTCAGGTGTTGAAGATTTTACTGCTTCGATACCCATAACTTTTAGTTTAGGTTCATCAAATCTAATACCTTCTTCGTCTAATACATTTAACATATATCTTTTCTTGGCAGTCCAGATACCTTTATCTGCGATACACTCTCGTTTCATAACCATCTTTTGTTGAAATGCGTTTGTGTATTTTGCAATATCATTAAAACACTTATCAATAAATGGTTCTATTTTTTGTTTTGTAACTTTGTCAATAAAGTTAATTGTTTGTTCTTTAGTTTTATCTTTACATACTTTCTCAACAAGTTTATCTAAACACAAATAGATACTATCGGTATCACTTGCAACAATATAATCTACCTTATCTTTTGTTTGTAATATCTGGTTCATATATTTGTTTACTTGTTGTTCAATATACTGAATAACAAACTGACCAGAAGTTGTAATCGCTGTTGCCTGGTGTACATTATAAAATCTAAAATACTGATTGCCGATTGCACCATAGGCACTATTCAATGATATTTTCTTTGCCCATTGTATATTATGACATCTACTAATTTCTTTTTTATAAATTGGGTCTTTTGTTTTTTGATATTCTTTCTTCGCTTCAAACTCTAACTTTTTAAAATGCACTCGGTCATTATACATCTTTTCCATAAGTTTAGGTAAGAAGCCTTGACTATCTGTTTTGAACATAGCACCATTAGGTGTAATTGTACACCCCTCCGTTTCCAGATAGTCTAAAGGCGTCTTTTGTTTTAACAAATGATTAACACTAATACCTTGAGGTTTTACACCTATCATCTTTTCAGGCGATATATTATATTGCATAATCAAATGAGGATATAGAGAGTTAATATCAAATGAAACTATCCACTTATGTTCACCAACTTGTGGTGTTTTAACATAAGCACCAGTATACTTTTCTTCTTTTACATTGTCTCCTCTAGGAGGCAAATGTATATTCTTTTTAAGTAAGAAGTTATAGATTAGTGTATCCCAAAATCTAACTTCTGAAAATACATCTTGGTAGTTTACTTTGGCTTCGTATGCCATAGTTAAGATTAATTCAATTAGTTTTAATTTATCTTCTAACTGGTCAACAATCTCAACATCTTTAATATTGTAATCTACGAAACTTTGAAAGTCGTTAGTATACCACTCTCTAAATGTATCGTATGGGTTAGTATCTTTACCATCACCACCTAGTTCTACTTTTGCAATGTAGTCAAGTTTGTAACTTTCTTGTCGTATAGAAATAAACTTTTTATATAAGTCAAGGTAATCTAACATTGTGATACCTTTTATATCATAAGCAGTTTGGGCACGACCTCTTACCGTAATTTGTTCTTGTTCTATTAGACCCCAAGGTGATAGTTTATTAATCACTTTGTCGCCAACAAGATATTTGATTCTGTTACATAGATAAGGTAAGTCAAAGAATTTAGTATTCCAACCTGTAATAATATCAGGATAATTTTTAGTCCAAAACTTGAAAAACTCCATTAACAATTGTTTTTCAGATTGACACTCAATATAAGTTACATCAGCTCTCTTTGTAATAAATGGTTTAGTTCCCCAAGTGATAATGTTTTTATTTGATTGATTTTTGATAGTAAGACATAAAATCTCTTCAATAGGATTTTCAACATCAGGGAAACCTTTTTCAGCGGTTACCTCTATATCTAATGTGAATATCTTAATTAAATTTTTATCAAACTGGATATCACTTGGGTAGTTCTTTGCGATATACTGGAAATGAAATCTATCGTTTCCATATAAGGGAGCAGAAGAATTAGTATAATTTCTTTTGAAGTCTCGGCACTTGTATATATTATCAAATGTTATAGGTTTTAAATATTGACCTTGTAATGTTTTATGACTAGTTTGTTTTTGCGTTATTGCATATAAAGTAGGATTAAAATCTACCTTCTCTTTAAATTCTTTACCTTCGTGTACACCTCTAACAAGAAGTTTACCTTTATATTCAATTACATCTTTATAAAAATTAAACATTATTATAATCTCTCAAATAAACTTTCATATTATCGTGTTTCTTTTCTAGTTGTATCTGACACGCCAACCTAGAATACATACGGTCATATTCAGGTTGATATTCTATCAACTCATTTTCTAAACTATTATACTCTACTCTTCCCACTTTGTCAATATCTTCTCGGATATTAATGTGGCAAGTTCCACACGCACAACACCCACCACAATCGGCAGGTATTTCATCAATTGATGGTTCAGCAAACTTACGAGCTGCCTCCATCAAAGTCATACCTTCAGGTACTCTTACTTCTTGGATAGAACCGTCTTTACGAACAAACTTGATAGTAAGAGTATTGTTATTACTCTCACTACTCATTATGTTATTAATTGAGGTCCTGTTTTTTGAATTATTTTGCTAACACTTTGATTGTAACTCGCCAACAAGTCCTGTTTAGGTTCTACAATTAAAAGAGTTTTTGATTGTTCAATTTTAACCGAATCTGTTTCTGCATACGGAATAAAAGTAAACATACCAAACTTAATTGCTTCACCAGGTCTTGGTTGTTGAGTTGGGTAGATGATAAATGGTTTTTTAATTTCAACAATATCTTCTGATACTGCAACTTCACCAATCAAATCTTCACCAGTTATTAGTCTTACTATCTTTATATTTTTACTCATTATGTCTCCATTATATTATAGTTATTAGTCTTTGTCAATAGGTGGTAATCTTTTTGATAGTACAAATGTTCTATTAGGATTAACAGACGCATTGAACATTCTGATTACTTCTCTATTAAGTAGGACATCCGAACCTGACCTAGGTCTTTGGTCAAGTCCAAATTCTATGTCTTTATAGGTAAAACCATTAAATGACATATCTAGTTTTACCGTTACTCTAGTTTCTGATGGTTCGTCTCCACTTGCGTTTGCTCTAAAGACTCTACTCTCACCTGCTTTAGGTGCTGAGTATTTTTTACCATTATACTTCCAAGAAACCGTTTTACCTTCGATTTTAATATCTTCGGCGTGCATACTACAAGCAAGAGCACCATTACCTGTATCTAGTTTTGCTCTAATCTTTCCTATCTTATCTAGTTCGATTGTTTCTAACCAACCTACTTCGACTATTGATTGTCTATCCCAATTAGTTCTATCTATTGTATACTTAACAAAGTTTTTAACTAATTGTTTACCTGATATTGCACCACCAGGAGTAGGACCTTGTAAATCTTTATATAGATAACCTTCATAATCTGCACCCGTACCTGGCGATCCATTTACTTCTAATATGTAAATTTTACCATTGTAAATGATATGGTCTACACCACAAAGATATGCTTTACTTGCTCGACTTGCTCTTAAAATTATTTCTATCTCTTCATCATTTAGTTTATAAGGTACTGCTTTTGCGCCTCTATGAGTATTTGTTCTAAAGTCAAATGATGATTGTATTCTTTTTGTACTTGCAAATATTTTATTATCTACTACGAAAGTTCTAACATCAAAGTTAACTCCCATATATTCTTGTATCAACAATTCAGCACCTAGTTTCCACATTGCCTGAATAGTAGATACTAGAGATTCGTAACTATCAACTTTTACAACACCAATACCTTGCGTACCTGTTAGTGTTTTCATTACAACAGGAAACTTATTACCGATAAGTTTTAATGCGTCATCAATATTTTTTTCGTTAGATACGAAAGCAGTTCTAGGTGTAGGTATAGCAAACTTTTCAAATAGTAAAGCAGAAGTTAATTTATTATTACAAGTTAACATTGCGTTTCTTGTATTAATCATAAATGAACCAGAGTTTTGAAAGGCAGATATAATAGAAAGACCTGCTTCATCTTCAACTGCACCTGCTCTAGTTACACATATAGTATCTTTACCTATAAATGTATGTTCAGTATCTTTACCATCATAGTTAAAAACGGTTAAAGTATTCTTCTCTTCGTCTTTACCTGTGATTATAGCGTTTCTAGTTTCGATTACTATACACTTGATATTAAGTTCTTCGCAACAATCATTGATTAACTCTACGGTAAGTTCTTTGTCTTCCTTACCACCAACTTTTCTTTTCTTTAAGTTAGGATTAGTTTTAGTTACGATAGCAACCTGTATAGGTTTATTCTCTCGTTCAACTTTTTCTGCGATAAAATCTTTAAACTGGCTTACTTGCATCCGAGACCTCTTCTGAAGATTCCTTTTTGTCGTCTAGTTTCTTACCTATATTATATTTAGCACTTAAATTCCATTCTTTCTTTTCTTTAAAAGGTAATACTTTTATCTGACTTAAAGGTGCTTTGTCTTCAGCCGCCTCTTTATTCACAATAGATATCAAATTCCAATCTGCTAATAATACAGCGATTGTGTTTCTTCTTTGAATATCGTTAGCTACTAGTGTCGCTTTCTTACCATCTAAAGCAAATAACTCTTTGAAGTGTACAATAAAGTATTTACCTTGTTTATGTAAAATATGGCAAGACTGGAATAGAGTTTTGTCTTTACGACTTGCAACACCTATTCTCGTTAATGTCTCTCTTACTTTTAAAAAGTCGTCAGGTTGCTTGATTGTTACCTCTAGCATATTTTCTGGCGACCACTTTAATGTGTCTATTGTCATTTTTTTCTCCCACCCTTTTGCAAGGATTTTTTTATAGTTTCAATTTGTTCTTTAGTCAATATGCTGAGAGCGGTTTTTGCTTTTTCATTACTATAACCATAATACTCTTTTACATACTCTAACTTTTTCAGCTTTTCAGCTTTCAAAAATTTTGCAAATCTCTTTTTCTTTCTTACTATATTTAGTAAAAAATGATATTGCATATTTTTAGGGAGAAAATGATACCCATTCATTTCATTGGCAGCGATTAAGGTATCATAGTGATAAGACAGACAACGATTAACGATATACGCAGGATATTTCTTTTCCCAAGTAAAGTCTTCTGTTGCCATCAAGTCCTGTTTAGTAAAGTTAATACTATTCAGGTAGTCTTTGAGTTCGTAAGCCATTTTACTTAAACTTACAATTTGCCATTACCTCGGTTAGACAAGCGACCATATTGATTTCTTGGTCTGCGACAAAAGCCGCCTTGTACTGATAACCTGCGATAATAAGGACTGCTTGTGGTATTGATTTAGGGTCAAGGTTCTTATGTAATACTTCATAGACATTACGAAACATAGACGCTGGTTCTTTGTCAATGTTCGCAATTACCCATTTACGCATATCATTAAACCTTTTCTCTTTCAATGTAGAGACAAGTTCTTTATTATTCGCTTCAGATAATGTAAATAATATTCCACTATCAATCTTACCTCTAACTGAATATCGTTGAAGTTCATTGATAGTCCTACGGAAGTCTGGAAAGTGTTTGATAATTAATTCTGCCAATACCTTTTTATCAAACTCTATTTTTTCTTCTGTAAGAACATTAGCCAATCTATTCATCATTGCGTCAGCACACTTCTTCTTTTGTCCATTGACAATTTTGAAGTCAACTACCGTACACCTAGATTGTAACGCTGGTATGATTTTGTTTTTGAAATTACAAGTAAAGATAAATCTACAATTCTTATGAAACGATTCCATAAAGTTTCTTAATGCAGGTTGAACACTATCGGCGTTCATATAATCTGCCTCGTCTATAATGATAACTTTATGTTTTGCGTCTTCTGTAAGAGATACGGTACTTGCAAAGTTCTTAATTGTAGTTCTTAATGTATCAATTTGTCGACCTTCGTCTGACCCATTGAGTATCATATAATCACATTTAAGTTCTTCACACAACGCTCTAGCGACGGTTGTTTTACCTGTACCTGCTGTACCTGATAATAATAGATTACTTATCTCACCTTGTTTGAGAAAGTTTTGAAATGTTGATTTAATATCCTCTGGTAGAATACAATCATCAATCTTTTTAGGTCGATACTTCTCAACCCATAAAAAGTCTGCCATAATATATACCTCATAATTTAAATTGTGCCTTGTAAATAATTAAGTAAAAGAGATAAAGCAGCAATGAATACTACGATACCTCCTATACCTAATATGTATTTCTTAAAAACCTTTTTCACTAAAATTCACTTTCAGGTTCTAAAGCAATCCAGTATTGTACTGGTTTATTTCTATTTACAAAATGGGATATCTTCTGTTTAGATATCGCAACATCATAATCATCTTCAATCATTTTAAAGTTTTCTGCTTTGAAGTATGCTTTAAATGTCTTATCAGTTGTACCGATTTCAATGTCAAACTTATTTGACGCCTTGTTTTTTCTATCGTTAGCAACTAATTTAATCTTACTGCCATCACCAATTACTTCAATGTCAGGTAAGTTTAAAGTAACTACACCTTTCATTAACCTGTTTAGATTTTCTTTACTAAACTTAAAAGTAATATCGCTGTCAGGCATTGATATTGCTTTTGTTGGTGCAACAATAACAGATTTATCAGCGAAAGTATATTTACTAGAAGACCTTCCGTCTTTACCAGATATACCTACACTTGACCCACCATTAAACTTTAAGGTTGGAGTTTCAAATAAATCTAAAGTTCTTAAAAACTCTGGCAAGTCATAGATTGCAAACTCTTGCTCAAAGTCTTCTTTAACATCTGCTGTCGCTAAGATGTTCTTCATAGTAGAAATTGTATTTAATTTCTTACCAGGTTTAACCAGAATGTTCTGATTAATATTCGCAAAGTTTTTAAAGATTGCGATTGTATCATTAGATAAGTTCATAATTTAGTTTCTCCTTAATTATTATCACTAATATAACATAAAACTATTGAGTTTGTCAATAGTCCGTTTTGGCTCGTAAGTAGTCAATAACATTGTTAGGTGTTGTTGCAACATATGGGTCGTCATCTAAACCTTCATTATTGATACCTGGTTCTTGCCACCATTGTTCAATAACTCCATTTTTAATAACTGCCATATATCTCCAACTACGATTACCAAATCCTAAATGATTCTTACCGATTAACATACCTAGAAATCTTGTAAAGTTTCCAGAGCCATCGGGAATCAGTTTTACATTTTCTACACCTAGTTGTTTTCCCCAAGCGTTCATAACAAAACTATCATTAACTGAAACACAATATACTTCGTCAATACCTAATAGTTTAATTTCAGGTACTAACTTTTCAAAGCCAGGTAATTGTTGTGATGAACAAGTTGGTGTAAATGCACCAGGTAAAGAAAATAAAACAACTCTTTTGTTTGCAAAGTAGTCATCTGTTGTTACATTTGACCAAGCACCACCGATAGCACAACCACCATCAGCAGGTTCTTCGTCTCCTGTTCTTACTCTAAATGTTACTTTGGGTATTTTAAATCCAATCATAATATTCCTTTATTCGTTAATTCAAATCAGTATATAATATTTGGGGGAGTTTGTCAATAGCCTGGCCCGAAGGCCAGACTATCTATTTAAATATTACTTAATCGCAATATTTCTTGGTTTCTTATGGTCAGGTATAATTCTTTCCATAGATACCTTTA